TGTATATCTTGGCAATCCTTTACTTAAAAAAGCAAATACCACTCAAGAGTTTACAGAAGAGCAGGTTTTTGAGATTGTGAAGTGTATGAATGATCCTGTTTATTTTGCAAATAATTATGTAAAAATTGTTACTCTTGATCATGGACTACAATCATTTAAACCATATCATTTTCAAGAAAAGTTAATTAATAATTTCCATAAACACAGATTTAATATCTGTAAGATGCCTCGTCAGACTGGAAAAATGTTGTCCCTTGATACACCCATCCCAACACCAACTGGATGGACTACTATGGGAGATTTGAATGTGGGTGATCTTATTTTTGCAAGAGATGGGAAAACTACAAAAGTAATTGGAAAATCTCCTATACAACAAATAGATACTTATGAGATTGAATTTGATAATGGAGAAATTATAAAAGCATGTGGTGAACATTTATGGAAAGTTTCTCATAGTGATTGGTATCATAAAGAAAAAATACTGACTACAAATCAAATTATAGAAAAATTTAATTGTCTTAAAAAAGTATTTAAATCGTCATCAATTTATATCCAAATAAATGAATCAATTGATTTACCAGAAATTAAGCTCCCAATAGACCCTTATACTCTTGGCGTTTGGTTAGGAGATGGTTCAAAATCAAATGGTGCAATTACTGGTTTATATGAAGATATAAAAAAAATATCCGAAAAAATTTCTTTAAAAATTACAACAAAATCAAAAGAAAAATCTACTAGCGATGTTTGGAGATTTTACTATCAAAATCTTAGAAAAGAAACTCATTTATTGAAATTAAATGAAGAAAAAATCATTCCAGAAGAATATTTAAGGTCTTCAACTTCACAGAGATTAGAACTTTTAAAGGGATTGATGGATACTGATGGTTCAGTATCTCCAAATGGCGCTTGTGAATTTTATCAAAAAGATGGAAAATTGTTACATCAAGTCAGAGAGTTATTATCTTCATTGGGTATTAAAAGTAGACTAAGGTACAAAAAAATATCCGGTTATTCTGGATTATATGGAACCATAAGTTTTTGTACAAATAAATATGAAGTTTTTACGTTACCAAGAAAATTAGAAAGACAAAAAAATAGTTTAGACCATCCAAAAAATAAAAGACTTTATATTAAAGATATTCGTAAAATTGAAACTGAACCTATGCAATGCATTTCAGTTGATAATCAAGATCATTTATTTTTATGTGGAAAAACTTTTATACCTACACACAATTCAACAACAGTAGTTGCATTCCTTTTACATTATGCAGTATTTAATGATAATGTAAATATTGGTATTCTTGCAAACAAGGCAGCAACTGCAAGAGAACTTTTAGATAGATTGCAAACAGCATATGAAAATCTACCAAAATGGATGCAACAAGGAATTATTTCTTGGAATAAAGGTTCATTGGAATTGGAAAATGGAAGTAAAATCTTGGCTGCTTCTACTTCTGCTTCTGCGGTTCGTGGTATGTCATTCAATATTTTATTTTTGGATGAATTTGCGTTCGTACCAAATCATATCGCAGATTCTTTCTTCGCATCAGTATATCCTACAATTACTTCAGGTAAACAGACAAAAGTAATTATTGTATCAACTCCACACGGTATGAATCATTTCTACCGAATGTGGCACGATGCTGAAAAAGGTAAAAATGAATATATTTTTACTGATGTTCATTGGAGTGAGGTTCCTGGTAGAGATGAAGAATGGAAAAAACAGACAATTGCCAACACTAGCGAACAACAATTTAAGGTTGAGTTTGAATGTGAATTTTTAGGATCTGTTGATACATTGATATCACCAAGTAAACTCAGAACACTCGTATATGACCACCCAAAGGCCCGTAGTGCTGGTTTAGATGTCTATGAGGACCCTATAGAAGAACACGACTATTTGATTACTGTAGACGTTGCTAGAGGCGTAGGAAATGATTATTCAGCATTTACCATAATTGATATTACTCAGTTTCCTCATAAAGTTGTTGCAAAATATAGACATAATGAAATAAAACCAATGCTGTTCCCAAGTATAATCCACGAAGCAGCAGTTGCGTATAATAACTCATATATTCTATGTGAAGTAAATGATGTTGGAGATCAAGTAGCAAGTATTCTTCAATATGATTTAGAATATAATAATCTTCTTATGTGTTCAATGAGGGGAAGGGCGGGTCAAATTGTTGGACAAGGATTTTCTGGTAAAAAGACTCAATTGGGAGTTAAGATGTCAAAAACTGTTAAAAAAGTTGGATGTCTTAATCTCAAGACTATGATTGAAGAAAGTAAATTGATATTAAACGATTATGAAATAATTTCAGAATTAACAACTTTTATACAAAAACACAATTCTTTTGAGGCTGAAGAAGGTTGTAATGATGATCTGGCAATGTGCTTGGTAATTTATGCTTGGTTAGTTGCTCAAGATTATTTCAAAGAACTTACTGATCAAGACGTAAGAAAAAGACTATATGAAGAACAAAAGAATCAAATAGAGCAAGATATGTCACCATTTGGATTTATATCTGATGGATTAAATGAAGAAAAGACCTTTGTTGATGAAGATGGAGATAGATGGTTTTTAGATGAATATGGAGATAGATCAACTGAATGGGATTATATGTGGAAATACTAACAAAATATGGAAATTGATAAGCAACTGAATTTGGGTCACTTATTATTTACAGACAGAAAATGTAGATCTTGTGGGTTAAATAAAAATTTGGTAGGTGAATTTTATAGAACTCGCAAGGATAGAGGGCCTGTTGCATCATCATATTCATATGAATGTAAAGAATGTACCGTAAAACGAGTTATTAATAATAAAAGATTAACTTATTTAAATATAAATTGGCAATATCCAGACTGGTAACAATTCACGTCATATTTCCCCCACGTAAAGTTATTTTTTAATAAATAATTTTTAGTTAAACTGAGATCTTACGGAGAAAAAAATGGCAACTCCTCAATTATCTCCTGGTACACTAATCAGAGAGGTTGATTTAACAGTAGGAAGAGTAGATAATGTATTGGATAATATTGGAGCAATTGCTGGTCCATTTTCAATTGGTCCTGTAAATCAGGCTATTGATATCACCAATGAACAAGCATTAATAGATACTTTTGGAAAACCAATTTCTTCAGATAGGCAGTTTGAATATTGGATGAGTGCTTCATCATTTCTCTCTTACGGTGGAATTCTTAAAGTAGTAAGAGTTGATGACGGTAATCTTAAGAATTCAAGAGTTGGTTACAGTACAACCGCAACAGTAAAAATTAATAATTTTGATGATTATAACTCTCAGAATACTGGCGCATATCATTATGCGGCAAGAACACCAGGAACTTGGGCTAATGGATTGAAAGTATGTGTAATTGATGATAAAGCAGATCAAATCATTGGAATTACAACAACTAATCCTGGAGCAATTGGTGCTCAAGTTGGATTTGGAGTTTCCGTTGGAATTAGCACAGTTGTAGCAGGATTTGGTACTACATCAACATTTAATGGATATCTAAAGGGAATTATTGTTGGTGTAAATTCAGGAATAACAACTGCAAGTTCTACAATTGAAGTTAAAATTCTTTCTAGAGTATCAACTGGTGGAACAGAAACATTAATTACTTATTCTGAAGGATCTGAATATAGTGCTATTGTAGCAAATAAAACTCTCACATTCATATCTAATTCTGGAGTTTCTACTGGTTCATCAGTAACAGCAAATTCAGTTCTTGATTGGTATAATGAACAAACATTAGGTCTTTCAAATTCAACGATTTATTGGAGATCTATTGCACCAAAGCCTATTACCACTCAATATGCATTGACAAGAAATTGTAATAATGATGCTTTAAATATTGCAATTGTAGATGATAATGGTTCCATCACAGGAGTTCAAGGAAATCTTTTAGAAAAGCACGTTGGAATTTCTAAGGCTACTGATGCAATTTCGGGAGTAAATTCTCCACAAAAAGTATGGTATAGAAATTATCTTGCAAACTTCTCTAGTTATGTTTATTCCGGAACAAATTATTATACTTCTGCAGATACCGTAAATAACATTACTCCAGTTTCTGGGGGATTTACAACTTATTCTGGAATTCCAAGTGCATCTTTTTCTCCAGTTTCAATTTCAAATGGAGGTTGGAATCAAAATGCTCAGAGTATTACATTTAATGTAATTGGAAATCAATCTTTCACGTTATCTGCAGGTGCAGATTATACTGGAAATGGTTACAGAGCAACTCTTGGTGGTCTTGCTACTGCTTATAATCTTTTTGTCAATGAAGATGAAGTTGCGGTAGATTATCTGATTGGAGGTCCTGGGCTTGATACTATTGAAGAATCTCAGGCAAAAGCAAATCAATTAATCTCTATTGCTGAAAGTAGAAAGGATTGTGTGGCTGTAATTTCTCCACATAGAGCCGGTGTAGTTGATATAACAAATACAACCACACAAACAAATAATATTATTCAGTTCTTCTCAATATCATCATTATCATCTTCATCATATGCAATTTTTGATAGTGGATATAAGTATACATTTGATAGATTTAATAATCTTTTCAGATATATTCCTTGTAATGCTGATATTGCTGGTTTAATGGCCAGAACAAATATTAATGCCTATCCTTGGTTCTCTCCAGCAGGATTACAAAGAGGTGTGTTAAATAATGCAATCAAACTTGCTTACAATCCAACAAAAGCTCAAAGAGATTTACTCTATCAAGCAAGAATAAATCCTATCATTAATCAACCAGGTTCTGGAGTTGTTCTTTTTGGAGACAAAACTGCCTTAGCATATTCATCTGCCTTTGATAGAATCAATGTTCGTAGATTATTCTTGACTGTTTAGCAGGCATTAAAGAGATCTGCCCAAGCTCAACTTTTTGAGTTAAACAATCAAACAACTAGATCAAACTTTGTGAACATTGTTGAACCATATCTAAGAGATGTTCAAGCAAAAAATGGAATTTTTAATTATCTTGTAATTTGCGATGAAACAAATAATACTCCTGATATAATTGATAACAATGAGTTTAGAGCTGATATTTTCTTACAGCCAACTAGATCAATTAATTATATCACACTCACATTTGTTGCAACTAGAACCGGCATTTCTTTTGAAGAAGTGGCTGGTAGAGTCTGATTTAATTTTAGTAAAAAAACACGGAGGTTCTAAAAATGTCTACACTCAGAACAATTACTGGATTTAAAGAAAGACTTGCTGGTGGTGGTGCAAGATCCAATTTATTTGAAGTTGAAATTCCAACTTTTCCAACCTCAATTGCAAGTTCATGGAATATTGCAGCTGGAGAAGAGTCTGAAACATTTAAGTTTTTATGTAAAACAGCATCTCTCCCAGCTTCAACAATTGCTTCAATTGATGTTCCATTTAGAGGAAGAACTCTTAAAGTTGCAGGTGATAGAAGTTTTGATGTTTGGAATGTTACTATTATTAATGATGAAAATTTCAAATTAAGAACTGCCTTTGAAAGTTGGATGAACCATATGAATAAACTCGAAAATGCTACGGGAGCAACTAATCCCAGTTCATATATGGTAGATGCTTATGTTCACCAACTTGGAAGAGGAGCTGGAACCAGAGAATCAATAAAAAATAGTGAAAGTCCCGATAAAACTGCAATTACACCATTAAGAACTTATAAATTTAATAGCATTTTTCCAACTAATGTTTCTGCAATTGATCTTTCTTATGATTCTGAAAATTCAATTGAAGAGTATAGTGTAGAGTTTCAAGTGCTTTACTGGACTGCAGGACAAGGACCAACTAATGGATCAGATGCAACCAATGTAATTATTAATTGATAAATAGTAATACTTAAAATACGTTCTTAGTATATAATGGCAAAATTATTTGGATTCTCTATTGAAGATGAGGGAAAAGAATCTCCATCTATACTTTCTCCAGTTCCACCTAATAATGAGGATTCTTCAGATTTTTATTTAAGTAGTGGATTCTTTGGTTCTTACGTTGATATTGAAGGAGTCTATAGAACTGAATTCGATCTAATTAAAAGATATCGTGAGATGGCACTTCACCCAGAATGTGATAGTGCCATTGAAGATATTGTTAATGAAGCTATTGTTAGTGATACCAATGATACGCCAATACAAATTGATTTAGATAATTTAAATGCTAGTGATGGAATAAAAAAGAAAATAAGGCAAGAGTTTAAGTACATTTTAGAACTTTTAGATTTTGATAAAAAATCACACGAAATTTACAGAAATTGGTATGTTGATGGTAGACTTTATTATCATAAAGTTATAGATTTAAAAAATCCAGAAGCGGGAATACAAGAATTAAGATACATCGACGCAATGAAAATGCGTTATGTTCGTCAACAAAAGAAGAGTGAAAATGATAAAAAAATAAATCGTCTGGGGAGAATGAATGTTGATGACCCAATGGAATATGAATTTCCTGAGATTGAAGAGTATTTTGTTTACAATCCTAAAATGTCTTATCCAACCACTAATCCATCATCTTTAGGTGGAACTAGTGGGATTAAATTTACAAAGGATTCAATAACATATTGCACTTCAGGTCTTGTAGATAGAAATAAAGGTTCAACACTTTCATATTTACATAAAGCAATTAAATCTCTCAACCAATTAAGAATGATTGAAGATTCTCTTGTAATTTATAGATTATCAAGAGCCCCTGAAAGAAGAATTTTTTATATTGATGTGGGAAATCTTCCAAAAGTTAAGGCAGAACAATATCTTCGTGATGTGATGATGCGTTATAGAAATAAACTTGTTTATGATAGTTCAACAGGTGAGGTTAGGGACGATAAAAAATTTATGGCAATGCTTGAAGATTTTTGGCTCCCAAGAAGAGAAGGTGGAAGAGGAACGGAAATTTCAACACTTCCTGGAGGTCAGAATTTAGGTGAAATTACAGATATAAATTATTTTCAAAAAAAATTATATAATTCTTTAAATGTTCCACCATCAAGAATGGATGGAGAAGGTGGATTTAATTTAGGAAAATCATCTGAAATATTGAGAGATGAAGTTAAATTTAGTAAATTTGTTTCTAGATTGAGAAAAAGATTTTCATATATGTTTAGTGATATGTTAAAAACTCAATTAATATTGAAAAATATCATCACACCAGAAGATTGGTCAATGATGGATGAACATATTCAGTATGATTTTCTTTATGATAATCATTTTGCAGAATTGAAAGATGCAGAATTATTAAACGAAAGGCTAGGTATGGTACAAATTGCAGAACCATATGTAGGGAAATATTTTTCACAAGATTATGTGAGAAGAAAAATTCTACGCCAAACAGACGTTGAAATTGTAGAAGAAGATGCAAAAATTGAAAAGGAAATTAAAAAAGGAGTTATTCCAGATCCAAGTATTCCTATTGACCCACAAACTGGAATGCCATTAGATCAAACATCTCAAATGAATTTAGGAAAACCTGTAATTGAACCTGATATTGAGTCTCAAGCAAAAGATGTAGTTGCATCTGGAAAGCAAGTGGAAATGACTAAAGGTGGAGTAATATAAATAAAAAAGATTATTAATTTTTTTATACATATGGATGATTTAATGAATATGGTCGCGTCTGACGATTCTCCATCTCAAATTAGTGACAAAATTAAAGATATTTTGTTTACTAAAGCTGCACAAAAAATAGACGAATTTCGTCCAGAAGTGGCAGATTCTATGTTTAATGGTAATGAGTAATTGAAAAACATAAATAACTCAAAGTGCATTTAAAAAATAATGGCCCACAGACCAGTTGGGGTAAGTTCCTCATTTCCAATATCATCGGGTTCTGCAACAACTTCAGCTCCATTTTCGGTACAGTCTGACGTTTTGAGAATTGTTGCTGTAGGATCATCTGCTCACGTTGCAATAGGAACTAATCCTTCAGCAACTGATACTGATTATTTTATTCCATCAAATCAAACAGCAACCCTTGCATTAACTAAAGCATCAAATAGAGTTGTTGGAGTTGTAACGGGAACTACAACAATTGTATCCGTACCTGAAGGAACACAAGTTCCTTTTGGTGTGGGTGATTTTGTTACTTTAACTGCAACAGGACAATCTTATTATAATTTTACTCACGTTCCTGTAATTTCAGTAGATACATCTTCTGGAATAAATGGTTACTATCAGACAAGAATGACTGTAAACTATAACTCTTCAGGTATTGTGACGGCATTTAATCCAGTCAATGCCGAAATAAGACTATCACAAAGAGTATCTGCATTTGGAGCTGGACCAGGAACACTTCATTTTCAACAAGTACAAATTACAGGACAAGCGTAATGAAACTTATCACAGAAGAAATTGAAAATATAGAAGTTCTTACTGAAAGTATAAATGGAAAAAAAACTCTTTTTATAAAGGGAACTTTCTTGCAGGCTGAGTGTGTAAATCGCAATCGTAGAAAGTATCCTATTAATGTAATGGAAAGAGAGGTAAAGCGTTATACTGAAAATTATGTTAATAAAGGGCGTGCTCTCGGAGAACTTGGACATCCAGATG